AGGTTCAGTTTCACTGCTATCTGGTGCAACTCCAGGAGTTCACTGGGGTCCAGGAGGAAACTTCTTCCTTCGTGCAATTCGCTTTGGAAACCAAGATCCAATGATTAGTTTGTTTAAAGCAGCAGGGTACAAAATGGAAGCAGATCTTGTATCACAAAATACAACTGTTGTATATTTCCCAGTTCATTCTGGTCACCCACGCTCTGAGAAAGATGTAACATTGTTTGAAAAGATTGGTCTTGCTGCTACAACACAAAAGTATTGGTCAGACAATGGTGTTTCTGTTACTCTTTCATTTGATAAAGAAAAAGAAACAGAGCATATTGCTCCAGCACTTCACATGTATGAGGGGCAGTTAAAGGCTGTATCTTTCTTGCCTATGGGAAATAAGACATATCCTCAGCAACCATATACTCAGATTACAAAAGATGAATATAACGCATACATTGGGCAAATCAAGAAGATTAATTGGTCTGCTATTTATGACGGGGTAGATAATTTAGAGGCTGAAGGAGAGGCATACTGCACTACAGATACTTGCATGATAAAAATATCTTAACTGATATAATTAGAAGCAAGGAGAACTATGTCCATACCCTCTAATCTATACGCCGAAAAGGTATATTCAGAGCAACCACAAATCCTGTGGTCTTTGGATGATCAGGCTGACTATATAAGCCTAATAACAGAAGCACAAAGAGATATTTCGGATGCATGGACCTTAGATGACTGCACAGCCACAACATCTATCATTGATATAAATCAACCATTTGAGGATAGTGTTTTAAATTTAATAGAAGGAGACGTTCCTTCAACAAGTTCTTTAACAATACAGTGTGTTAGTGAAAATCTAGTTAATTTTACAGATTTAAATACGGATCTTGGTACTCTAACTATTGGTGGATACTTTTATTCAAACAGCGCATACTTAACACAAGTACAAATTGGATTTGAATATACTGATACAACAACATCCCAAATAGTGCAAAACCTTAAAAGTTTTAATACTACAATATTCCAGTCTTGGAGTTTTATATCTGAGACTTTTGATATACCAAATGAAAATACAGATTTTAGGGTTGTTTTAAAATTTACATATAACAGCGGAGGTAGCGCTCCTGATCAGTATCAGTTCTATATAAATGGAATTACTGCTGGTCAATGGTCTGAAGAATTTAATGCTATATCTCTTGGCGTAATTCCAATTTCCCTACCCTCAACAATTGCACTAACTGCAGATGCTGCTGTTGCTGCAGACGCATATGGTTTAGGCGGAGAGTCTGGATACTATCTTGTAGCAGATAATGCTCTTGTTGCAAGAAATAGCGGTGTTCCAATGGTGTTTGGTGCAACTGGTGTTACTAGAATATCTCCAAACAATGGCAATAAACCATCTTTAATAGTTCCAGGTCAAGGATTTTTAAATGAACTTGGTAAATTTAAAGATTACACCGTTGAGTTTTGGATTAGAGTTAATTCAAATGCATATCAGCCAAAAAGAATATTTGGACCAATATCTTCTTCTGACGGCTTATATGTAGAATCTGGATTTTTAACACTTGTTATTGGTAAGCAATTTTCTTCACACTTTGTTGGAGAATGGTTTAGACCAATGCTTGTTCATATTAGATTAATTAGAAATAATGCAAGTGTATTGATTAATGGAGAAGAAGTAATCAGTATTCCGCTTGAAACAGATAATTTAACGCTTCCCGCACAAATTGACAATACTGGGGATAGTCAAGATTGGCTTGGATTTTATGCATATGAAGATGTAACACCAATTGAAATTGACTGTGTTGCAATTTATCCATATTCCGTCTCTATAAGTGTTGCAAAGCGTAGATGGGTGTATGGACAAGGTGTTTTATCACCAGAGGTAATTAACGCCGCCTATGGCGGTATACAGGCTTTTATTGACTATCCATTTGCAGACTATACGGCAAACTATACATATCCAGATTTTGCACAATGGGAGCAGGGTAGTTTTGATAACCTTGCAACAACAACCACATCTCTTTCAACACCACCCTATTCATTACCTGAAATATTTTTGGGATCTAAAACATTACAAGACCTTTATGATGATAATCAAGCAATACAAACCTCTGGAGATAAGTTTATAACTTTTAGACCAAATATTTCTTGGGACACGGAAGAGTGTTATTTTAACTTTCCAAGACTCAGTATTTTAAATGCAGAAATTAATACTTTATACGGAGTATTTTCTTCTGATGATTTAGCCACAGAAGAAACTCTGTTTAAAATCTATAACAGGCTGACTGGTAACTATTTTTCTATTCGTAAAGACCTAGATGAAGTTCATTATTATTTATATTTTAATGGAGAAGAAGAAGAAATTTATACAACTGACATAATTGTTGTAGATGAAAAATACGCAGCAGGTATCAAAATAGATGAACTTGTTTTATTTTTTGGCGGAAATGTTGCATCATTTTTTGGAAATCGTAATGGTCTAGAAATGTATGTTGGTGGAGATGAAACTGGAACGCTTCAATTTACTGGCAAAATATATTCAGTAGGTCTTTGCACTGCTTATAATGCAAACTCTATTTCTTCTCACTTTGAAGAAAACGGAACTGCTATTCTTGATAGTTATTTGGCTACTGGATCAGAGGAGTCTGCAAATGCTAAGGCTTTGCTTGAGCATACTGCTAGTTATACACTTTTACCATCAGAGGCATATGACACATATTTCTTAGACATAGGTGTTTCTGGTTATTGGGAAGACTACTTGCCGTTATCATATTTTGCACAGTCAGTAGCAAATGATGTTGGAAATACATACTATGACCTAGATTTTCTTCAGTTCAATATTGGCTATCCATCTCCTACAAGATTAACGGAATATGAAGAAACAGGTTCTTGGACCTACAATGAATTAAAAGAAGAATATTCTCACCCACTTCAAGAAACCTATTTGCAACTAGACAACAGCCTATTGACTGGCTGGGACAACTATCAAGATATGGAAGAAAAGGCTCTTAAGTATTTTGAATATGACACTACAGATGCTGTTATCAGAAGTTATATAACTTTGCAATATATTGCAGAAGGTGCTAATGCTCCAATGTCAGATTTTCCAAATTATGTTCCGCCAAAAGAAGATAGAATTATTAATATTGACGAGTACTCAAATTGGTTAACTACAAGATTTGAAGTTGTTGACAATACCTTGATTTATCCAACAAAAACTGTAGACTTTAATAATTTGGCAGTAGTTTATCATTTAGATTTTAACATTCGTGGTATTTTAAGAAAGCCAATAAGGTTGCGTAGACTTGAACTAACTTCTCAGGCATTTAATGATAATTCATTTAACCCAATCGGAACACGATTTGGTGTAAATATGTTCCCATACACTCGTGCTGGACTATATTATGATTATAAGGCTAAAAATCCATTTAGCATTTATAAAGGAAGTACCCCATATCTTTATCTCAACAGAACATCTGGCATAGAAGTTCGTGGAGATTTTAATCCACTAATTTCTCGTGGTATATCTGTTCCAGTTAATTCAACAATAGCAGATAACTATCGTATTAGTGCAACTCAGATATGGATGAGATATGATCAAGATCAATTCCCAGCAATTCCTACAGAAGTGTTTGAAATTGTTTATAAAGGAGATACCATCAAGTTTTACATGGTTGCCTCTAACCCAGATGGTAGTAGAGCAAGAGTATATGCACAAAGCCTAGCAACTGGTCAAACATTTAATGGCTTGTCGTATTTTTGGAACGGTGCATTAGTAAGAGAACCAGTACTAACTACTAAAGAATGGGGAGTTCTTGGAATAGCATTTGCAAGTGCCCTTAACTTTGATCTATTTATAGGAAGTATTAATTTAACTGGTCCTATGGTATTTAATAATATTGCGTTTTATCAAGCAAATAATTTACAGCAGGTTCAGAGTACACTAACACGACCATGGCTAAAAATAAAAACTGACGGGTTTACTAATTTTGATTGGTCATACTGGGTAAATAGTTTTACGTGGGAGGGTGTACTTATTATTTCTGCTTCCGACCTTTATGGTGTCAGCCCGTCTGATGTTTATAAAACCTATATTGGAACTAACAAAATTATTCTTGATGATGATGAAGGTATGATTTTTGATGCTGAAAAAGTCAAAATATACAATGACACAACATGGACCGTAAGGTTGGGTTCAGCGGTATAGTCTGGTATACTTAAGTACATGAATCCATTAATTAGTCAAAAAACTGGTAAACCGCTTGTAAGTAATGTACGAAGAAAGGTCATTCCTAAGAGTTATGACTGGGGTTTGTATGTTTACAAGAAATCCAATGGAAAATGGTTTACAGACGGCGAAGGCAATGTTTTAAATATACCTTCTATGAAGGGTGATATTTCAAAAATAACAGAACTAAAGACTGCGGCAGTTTATTATGGCGATGATGGTGAAGGCACTGCAGTGTTTGTGCCTGGACTAAATAGAATTAGCGAAGAAGAGCATACAGAGCAGGTAGAAAGATTAAAAAACGGTCTTATCCCATCTATGAATGACCTAGGTGCATGGCAGGCTGCCCAAGATACATTAAACAAATATGGGAAAGATATCTACGAATCATGAGCGAACAATACGATTACGATTTTATTCAAGCAAGTCTTAAGACTCAAGAAGAGTTTGAAAATATTTTTAAGTCACAAGATCCTTTCGGAAAAGACTGGAATGTTCTTAAAGAATACTCTGGATTAGATCAAAACTTCAAGCGTAGAACAACAAGAAATGTTTCTAAAGTTTATGGGTATAACTCTGTTGAACCATCAGCACGTTATTTGGAAAATGCAAATGCAATTCCTATGGGTCAAGACGGTAGTGGATCAAAGCAAATTAATCCTGGCACGGTATACAGAAATGGCTATGGACTATTTGATGTAATTACTCCACCATACAATATGTATGAGTTAGCAAGTTATTATGACACTTCTTTTGCTAACCATGCTGCTATTGATGCTAAGGTAGAAAATGTTGTTGGTCTTGGATACCGATTTGATATTACAGATCGCACAATGCTTCGTTTTGAAAATAATGGCGACGAAGGAGCAGTAGAAAGAGCACGTCGTCGTATTGAAAGAATGAAATTAGAAATTCGTGAGTGGTTAGAATCTCTTAATGATGATGACTCATTTACTACAACAATGGAAAAAATTTATACAGATCTACAGGCTACTGGAAATGGTTTTATTGAAATTGGAAGAACCGTATCTGGTGAAGTAGGATACGTAGGTCACATCCCGTCAACAACTATTCGTGTTCGTCGTCTACGTGATGGATTCGTTCAAATCATTGGTCAAAAAGTTGTTTATTTCCGTAACTTTGGGGCAAAGAACGTAAACCCAATGACAACAGATACAAGACCAAATGAAATTATTCATATCAAAGAATATTCTCCACTTAACACATACTATGGTATTCCAGATATCATTTCAGCCGTTTCTTCTCTTATTGGAGACTCGCTGGCTGCTCAATACAATATTGATTATTTCCAAAATAAGGGTGCTCCACGATACATTATTACTGTAAAGGGTGCAAAACTTTCTGCAGATGCTGAAGACAAAATGTTTAGATTTTTGCAGACTGGTCTAAAGGGACAAAATCACAGAACCCTATACATACCACTTCCTGGAGATACAGATAATAATAAAGTTGAGTTTAAGATGGAGCCTGTTGAATCTTCAGTTCAAGAAGCATCCTTTGAAAAATATCGTAAACAAAATCGTGATGATATTTTGGTTGCACATCAAGTTCCTATTTCAAAACTTGGTGGTTCAGACTCTGCTGCTATTGCTGCTGCTATGTCACAAGATCGTACATTCAAAGAGCAGGTGGCAAGACCAGCGCAGGCACAACTTGAAAAGATGGTTAATAAAATTATTAAAGAAAAAACAGATATTCTTGAACTAAAGTTTAATGAGATGACTTTAACAGATGAAATTGCTCAATCTCAGATTATTGAGCGATATGTTAAAACTCAGGTTATTACTCCAGATGAGGCTCGTGAAATGCTAGATCTTCCACCAAGACCAGACGGTGATGGAAATTCTCCATTTACAATGAGTCCTCGTCAGGGGGCAGATGCTAGGGCAAATCTAGCGGGTAACCGTGAAAGAGACACAGAAAGAGCAAATAATGTATCTGATTCTCCTGCCACCATTAGTGGAAGAAATCCACAGGGTGAGGGAAGATCATCTCAATAATTGAGAAAGCATTATAAAGTAATGCTATAATAATACTGCCATGACTATAAATAAAGCACACTGGATTACTGATGGCGACAATGTTCGCTTTTCGATGCCTATCGGAAAGATTGACAAAGATCGTCGAATCGTATCTGGTTTCGCTACCCTTGACAATGTTGATAAGCAAAATGACATTGTTACTACAGAAGCAAGTATAGACGCTTTTAAAAAGTTTCGTGGTAATCTACGTGAAATGCATCAGCCAACTGCTGTTGGTAAAGTAGTTTCATTTAAAGAGGATCGTTATTTTGATCCGCAAACAAGAAAATTTTATAGTGGAGTATATGTTTCGGCATATGTTTCAAAGGGTGCACAAGATACTTGGGAAAAGGTTCTTGATGGCACACTAACTGGTTTTTCAATCGGAGGAAATATTACAAAGTCAATGGATTCCTACGATGAAGAATTAAAGAAAGCAGTAAGAATTGTTAAAGAATATGAGTTGCACGAACTATCTCTAGTAGATAATCCAGCAAATCAGTTTGCTAATGTTATCTCTATTGAAAAGGGACAACTCGGAGGGTACTTAGCAAAAGCAGTCATTGATACAGTTTATTGGTGCAATACAGATGACATTGTAAGACTATCAAAAGAGTCTGATGAAACTTGTCCAACATGTAGTGGATCAATGAAGAATATTGGTTTTGTGGAAGATCAAAACGATATTGAAACAGTAAAGTTCTTAGTTGATAGTGCAAAAGGCATTAGGACAATTAAGATTACAAAGGAGGAAAATCCTATGACAGAAGAAACTGTTATTGCAGAAGAGACACTAGTTGTCGCAGATGCAACAAAAGTTGAAAATGTTGAGGTTGCTCCAGAGGCTCCAGCAGAAGACGCTGTAGCAGAGGCTACTGAAGTTGTTGCAGAAG